TCAAGCTGCTCACTGAACGCGAAAAGCTAATCGCCAAATGACCGACACCTCTAGCCCGTACCTCACTGAGCGTCAGCTAGCTAAGCGTTACGGGATCATGGCTGGCACTGTTGCCAACTGGCGCCGTATCTCACGAAAGGGCAAACCCATTGGCCCGCCGTGGTACGAAATGCCACGCTTGGCAATTCCAGCTGGCGAACCGCGCATCCGTTACCGCCTCGCGGATGTGCTGGCTTTTGAAGAGGCAAACAACATCACCCCGCTTACCTGACATGGCAGACGCTGCATTCAACGCCCGCTTCCGCATTACTAAGAACCAAAACCGCACCAACGACCGCTCACCTGAGCACAACTTGGCAGTTGACTTCACCCCGACTGAAGCAATGGCCGCGGCCACTTGGCTCATGACCATGGCCGAGCAGGCTGAGGCCGAAGGCACCAAGGTTCGCGTCTATCGCGGCAAAGACGATTATCAGGAAGTCACAGGATTCACCCTCTGGGGTGGCCTCTGGGGTAACTCCGGTTCGTTCTCTCCGCTAAAACCGAAGAGCAGCGAACCTACTTTCTGATGTCTCACGAAGATGCGGTGGCTCTGTTCGAGAGCTATTGGGCAGCTAGCCACCCCTTCATTCCAATCAACAAACAAGCCAAAGAGTCTCACGTTGCTTTTGCGATGTGGATCTTTTCGCATGACGCGCTGAAGGATTTCAACTTCGACAGCGTCACTGGCGAGATTGGCTAACCCTGCTACGGTTGCCCCGTCATCTTTGACCCATGTCTAGCGACAGCTTCCAGGATTATCTCAACGAAATCGGGCGCGAGGTTTTGCTTCGCCCCGACGAAGAGATTGAGCTGTCACGACTGGTCAAGCGGTATCTAGAACTGCGTGACACTGAGGGCGAGCTAACGCCTAAAGAAAAGCGCGAAATAAAGCGCGGGCTAAAAGCACGCGAACGGCTTATCCGTTGCAACCTTCGTTTGGTTGTGATGGTGGCCAAAAAGTACCGCAACCGATTGAAAGGTGGCGGTCTTGAAATGATGGACCTCGTGCAGGAAGGCACTGTTGGCCTGGCTAGGGCTGCTGAGCTGTACGACGGCACAAAGGGCTACAAGTTCAGCACCTACGCCTACTGGTGGATTCGGCAAGGGATCACCCGCGCGATAGCCCAGACCGACAAGCTGATTCGCATCCCTCAGCATCAGACCGACATGATGCACAAGGCTTTGCAGGTGCAGCGCGAGTTCCTGCAAGAAAAAGGCCGATCGCCAACGATGGCCGAATGGTGCGAGGCCCTAGACACGAACGAGGAAACGCTGCTGCTGGTAATGCAGCGCTCTACCCCTCACGTCAGCCTTAACGGTTTGGCGACAGAAGACGGCTCGCCTTTGATTGACCTGATCGCTGATGAGCGCACCCCGTCTGACAGCTGGGAAGACATCGGCCAGATCGAACAGTATGAGCAGCTCAAGCTGGCCTTTTTTCGTCTGACGGAATCTGAGAGGGATGTTGTCTCTAAGCGCTTTGGCTTTGACGGCTACGACGTAACCACCTTCACCGACATCGGCAAGCAAGCCGGCACTACCCGCGAGACTGCCCGCCAGAACTTCATGAAAGGCGCTAACAAGATCAAGCTCTTCATGAAAGAGCAGAGCAGCCCGTTTTCACTGGCGGCCTAGAAGGCGCTTCCACCAGGGCCGCAGGCTTGCTACGTCATCAGCCAAGGCCAGCTTGATCTCAAGCTCTGCGATGTAGCGCACCGCTTGGGTCATTAGCTTCTGGTGGTAGGCCGTCTGACGAGCTAGCTGGGCGCATAGCTTTGTCACCTCTTCATGGTCGGTAGTGCCGAGAATTTGCCTAGCCTGATGCTCAAGGGCCAACTCCTCTTGCAGGCTGAACTCAACAACCATCCATTCTCCGCAATGTGACATGACTTTTCGGACTGGATATTTCAACGGTAGCGATGACATGAGCCCTCCGAAAATTGAGCGCGTAAAGATAAACGGAGAGTTCTACTGGAAAGTTTCAGCAATGGGGATGGAAATGTTGCACCGCCAAGACTGGCAAGCAGTGTGGCAGTACGAACAGGCGTGCCGGTATTACGGCAAGGCTACGGAACAGGCTGAAAATTCAGATCGTTGATGATCATGGCCCAGCCGTTGCCAGGGCCTTCAACTTCCCAGCGGAACAGGAAGTCATCCCAGTCGTAGCGGACGGCAAAGCCGTTGCTGTTAATCAGCTGCCCGGTGCCCATGTCGTATTCACCGCGCGGGTCATGCACGACGAAGTAATCGTTTTCCTTCACCCCGATGACCACGGCCCAATGGCCAAAGCCTTCAGGTGGTCTGCCGGTGGTGATGTCGCCGCGATGCAGGAAACCAACAGCTACAGGCCGACCAGCCCTGACCTCTTCCACTAACAAGTCAGCCGAGCCGTCCTGAATGAACTCAACGTCAGCACCTAGCTCAGACATGGCCTTCAGGTGACTGGTGACCTCCTCAGTCGGTCCGTACTTCATCCGTACCCGGTAATACTCCCACTGGTCAGCAATCAGGGCATAGGTGCCGGCCACCATGGCCATTGCCGTTGTGAAGCACTGAGTTTCACCGCTTGGCAGGTCCAGCTGGTTGAAATAGGGAACGTAGTTCCACTCAGTCCGATCTTTGCCAGAGGCCTTCCATAGCTCGAACCACTCGGCGTCGTGCCGTAGCAGTTCCTCTGGCATGTCTTCCTGAAGCTTTTGGATAGCCGCCAGCTGATGTGGCTGCCCACTAAACCGTGCGAAAAACTGATTTAGCTGCAGCACCATTGGCACCATCCAATCCAGCACGATCAGTCTTTACCCGGCCAGAGTGCTTTTTCAACCCAATCAACCAAGTTGTCATCAACTCGGTTTTCAGTGGTTTTGGCGTAAGCACGCAGCAGGTCAACGACCAAGCGCTTTACGCCGTCGGTCTTCATGAAGCTGAAGACGATAGGACGAATCAGAGCAAGCATGGGTTTTGCCTTTTGCTAAAAGTCTAGGCCTGATTCTTTGGGCCTTCTAATCGTGCAATCGCGCGCTCTGCTGCATTCAGGCGGCTAAAGATTTCAACGCGGTCAGTCCTTAGATCCTTGTTCAGCTCTTCCAACTGTCCAGCAATGTTGTCTACGCTGGCACTAAGGCGCACTAAGCAATCGCGGTCTTGCGCGGTTCGTTTGCTGTAGCCATTCAGGCTGAACAACAGGCCTGACAAAGCGGCTCCGGTTACAGCAGCCGCTAACTCAACCACGTCACGTCAAGGCTCTACCCATCATGGCGAACGAGGATCAGACCCAGCAGCACGAAGACGACAAGCATGACTGGCTAGGTCATATCGTCCGTCTAGGCCTCATGATCTGGGCGTGCGGGGTCATTACGGCCAACTATATGGGCATGTTTAAGCAGTCCATTGACGTGACGTTCTCAGCGTCAATTCTGAGCAGCATGGCCGCTAGCTACGGGCTAACCGTCGGCCGCAACGCAAAGAAGAAAGACGCGCCTACAGTTAATCAAGAACAGGCCAAACCCAAGGCATGAAGCGCGCCCTATTCGTAGCCGTCACGCTGCTTGCCGCGGCCCCGGCACAAGCTGACATCACCCACAAAATTCAATCCAGCATTCAGCTAAACGTTGATGCCGCCGCAAGTGCAGCCACCAGAATCAGCACCAGCTACAGCGTCCAAGGAAACAACGTCAGCACTACTGACGGAACAACTTCTGGCGTCGTTGGCGGTCTTGGGGCTGTTACTAACGGTATCCCTAGCGTTACCACGATTACTGCTAGCCAAGCCACCAGCGGTGATAGCTTTTCCTTCTCTCAGTCCTATCTGGAAGGCGATAGCACCGCAACCACCTCAACAACGGTGACAAGCGGAGTTGTCGGTTCCTTGCCGTTGTACGGCAGCACAACGACAACAGCAGGCGGCGTGGCTGGCAGCCTTGCTGGCACGATCGGTAGCAATCATGATCTGACCATTACGGCTGGCGGTGCTGGTACTTCGGCCACTGGTCAGATGGTCACTGAAATCACCATCGACTAATGCGGTGGCTTGTTTTCCTGCTGTTGCTGGCAGGTCCTGCCGCGGCCGTGCCTGTTGTGCCCAATTCCCGCTCAGGCACAATGCCCAGCCGCACGGAATCAACGACGCAGGTCACTGAAACGATCCGCTCCATTAACTACGGCACGGGCTACACATATAGCGCGAGCGGTACTAACGTTCAGCACTCAGGCACTTCAATGCTTCCCGGCGCACAGGAAGTGCAAGAGCAAACCATTAACGGCGTTACATCTAGTTGGACCGGCCTCGCTTTGGAAGACAAGCCGACATGGCAGATGACAACGCCAGGCGCCAGCTTTCAGTTTGTCGAAAGCTA